CTGGCTTAAATTTGGCAAACTCTCGGAGCGTTCCCTCAACACGCCAAGCAGTTGCTATCTGGATCTTGTTACGGACTTCTTCGAGTTTGTCTGTGTACGGAGCTCGATCCATGACATCAGGAATACCCTTTTCAAAGTGCGTCCGCATTTGTGCAGGACTCAAAAGGTCATCTAAACCTACATTCTGCTGATAGTAGGCATTGTTTCGCTCTTGCAATGCACGTTGGTAGAGTTGGCACGTCGCTTGGTTCAAACGCTGCGTTAGTAATTCTTCAGATACTTCTAACTCTACTAAGTCGATAAGTGCGTCAGGATCCCGAGCGAATACGCCCGAACCACTAGCACGGTCCATAGACTTCTTGCCACCTTGGGGACCTTTCGAGTGGTGATGGCAGTAAATCACCGAGCACCCGAGCTCTGTCGCCACTTTGTCAAACTGATTCGTAAAGTGCGCCATCTGATCTGCACTATTCTCGTCACCCGTCAGAACCTTATAGATAGGGTCAATAATGACTGCGATGTAATTCTTCTTCAAAGCTCGACGAATAAGCTTAGGTGCTAGTTTGTCCATTGGTACAGTCTTTCCACGAAGATTCCAGATATCGATATTGTTGATATTTTGTGGAGCCAATCCCATAGCTTGATAAACATCACGGAAGCGATGCAAGGCAGACGGACGGTCTAGCTCCAGGTTGACGTACAACACACGTCCCTGGGTGCAATCCCAACCGAGCCACTTCTTACCCTCAGCGATTGCGATTGACATTTCAATCAAAGCAAATGACTTACCAGCTTTCGACGGTCCAGCAATCAGCATCTTGTGACCTTGACGAAGGACACCTTTAATTAACTCAGGAGCTAACTCTGGCAAATTATCCCAGCTATCTGAAAGAGATTCAGGATCAGGCAAATCATCGTTCAAGTCTTCGATGTATTGATACCATTCATCCCAATCAGCCTTACCGATATTCGTATCTACTAAGAATTGCTTCTGGCCATTTCGGATAAAACCTGGCATGCGTGATAACCTACTTGGATTTCGGTTCTGCGTATCGACGATGATTCCGTTCTTTTGACAAATCTTATAAAGATAATCAACCCTATTACGGTATTCTTCGTAGTTCTTAGCATCTACCTTAACGATAGCATGCAGCGACTTATTCCCACTGTGGACTAAAGCGACAATCGGTAATTCAAGTTCTTTATAGATTGCGTTTTGCTTATCGATTGGCATACTGTCGGATTCAACCAGGGCATATCTGAAATCTGTCACGTTTTCGTTTTTAGCACCCTTACCATCCATAGGGTTAAAGCGCACCCATGCACCGGCTTCTTCATGGTAATCACCGAGGACAGCTCCGATATCTCCATTACATTTGCTAAGAGCTTCAATCAATTGTCCGGCAGTCCGGTCGTAAGCTCCCTTAGTTGGCAGCCATTTGACAATCTCGCCTGTTTCATCGTCTGTCTTTGGATAAGACTCGGTGACATAACCAACATTTTCGCTGGCTTCAAAAAGTGTTTCAAGATATTTGATGATTTCCTGGACCGGATTCCAAATGGTCGGCTCGTGGATTTCTTTACCTTCAATCCAGTCTTTATCAATGACACGATAATCACGGTCTATTGTATCGGTCCAACCTAATTCATGAGCATTCTCACTGTCATAGCCAGATTGAGATACCCAACCATTTTCTTTTGCTAGTTGGGTAATCGTTGCACCGGTCACGATAGTTCCAGCTTCTTCGTTGAAAGTATCCCATTTCTTGAAACATTCAAATTTCTTATACCGGCTATCATTTTGCGACCAGTTGTCCCAATCGGATGCCGTGTATCCTTCGTGTTTAAGGGCCATGCCCACATTTACCCATGTCTGGTAGTCTACCGTGGCAGGATTGATGTAATCCAGCAACGGCAACAAATTAAAATCATTCTCTGCCACTGTTTTCTCCTTTTATTTCAATTCTTTTGCGATAGCAGCAATAACATTGACTGTCACGCTATTTCCTGCTTGCTTATATAGCTGAGAATTGCTATTGACTTTTTGAGCTTTATCAAAAGCCCAGTCTGGAAAGCCTTGTAACCTCCAACACTCACGAGGTGTTAGCTTGCGAATACGATATCCATCAGTTATTCCAAAACTTCCAGCTCGAACAGTACTACCTCCCCCACTTGATGTTAATGTTCCAACCTCATCTTTTGTGATTTTGTTGTAAAAGTCTACAACTTTGACCAGGTTATTCTCTTGATAGCTATTGCTAGTTAGAGTAGGAGCGATGTCATGTTCTCCGCCTTGATTATAACCATGACCACGCTGAATGATTTTAGGTTCTTGCCCACCACCCTGCATAGTGGATAGAGTAGGAGCTAGTCCATCTATATCATATACTCTTGAGTTTTTGTCATGATTTCCAGGCAATTTTCCTGCGATTAAGATTCCATGATTATCTTGCGCAGTCAAAGTAAACATAGGTACAGCTATTTTCTGACCCTTTCCCTTGTTCGTTGTGAGCGTAGGAGCTAAGCCAGTTGATTCATAAATCTCTCCATTCATCCCTTTTCCTGAAGGATGGATGTTCCCTATAGATCTTACTTTCTGCGATTTACTTTCAACAATGTACGCCCCTGCGCCTTGTGAGTTTCCGTATCTGGTTGTAATGGTATTGCTGTACTGTTCTTTGATTGAAGCAACTTGCTGGCCACTTTTTGAGAGAGGAAAAACTCTTCGGGTACATTCTCCTCTAAGATGTCCGATAATGAACACACGCTCCCGATTTTGGGGGACTCCAAAATTCTTGCTATTAAGCACTTGCCATTCCACATCATACCCCAATTCGTCCAAGGTTCGGATGATGGTTTCAAATGTAGCTCCTCCGTCATGGTTGAGGAGTCCTCTGACGTTCTCAAGGAATAAATATTTAGGTCTGAGAACAGATGCGAACCTACAGATTTCAAAGAACAAAGTTCCTCGTGTATCTTCAAAACCTCGTCTGTTTCCTGCAATGCTGAAAGCCTGGCACGGAAATCCTCCACAGATAATGTCCACACGTCCGATTCCTCGAATAAACTCGTCTGATACTGTTGTGATGTCATGTAATTCTAGTTCTCCCTTCGTGTCGTGTATAGCTTGATAACTAGCTCTTGCGAATTTGTCAATTTCGCAAAAACCAACACATTCATGACCTGCGGATTCCATTCCAAGACGAAATCCACCAATTCCTGCAAATAGATCCAAAAATTTCATACATCACCCCGGCACATATTCAGCTGGTCGCACGCCTGCTGGTAATCGCCAGCCGTTTGCAGCAATGCGATCAATCATATTTCTAGCGTGATCAAATTGCCACATGCCGACATCTTTAAAACCACGACCTTCCAAAAATCGAATTTGCTTCGGTGTCGTTAAACCTTCTGATTGTCGTTTGTGCAATCTATCTAAATATAACGCAGCCTTTCCAGCATTCCCGATTTCATCAGGAAGTATGCCGTACTTCTCAAGCGCTTTGATTTGTTTATCGCTAGCAGGAGCCATTTCCCATCCAAAGTTAGGAACGTAGTTCGATAAATCTTCAGCATGGATAGACATTTCGAATTGCAATGGATCCACAAGTTTACGCTTACGCTTGCGCATTTCTTCCAGCTGTTTTGCCAAAGCCTCTTCACGCTGTGCGACAACGTCCTCGGTTGCCTTGACTTCCATATCTTCGAGGTCAAGCATTACACCAGTTTGCTCTTCCATGTTCTCAACCATTTTCTGAGCAACTTCTGGAGTCTCACAAATCAAGTGAGCTGGCCGGCATAGTTCGTGGCGTTCAGTGTGCCAGAGGAAGTCTAGCAAAAGCAGTTCTTCCTTTCCTGGATGCAAGCGAGTACCACGCCCTACCATCTGGCTATACAATGCACGTACCTTAGTAGGTCTTAACACGACCACGCAATCTACTGACGGGCAGTCCCAACCTTCCGTCAATAACATCGAATTGCAAAGTACGTTGTAGCGGTCTTTCTCAAAATCTTCTAAAATCTCTGCACGATCCTTGGACTCTCCATTGACTTCAGCAGCACGAAAGCCTTTTGCGTTCAGGATGTCGCGAAACTTCTGCGAGGTCTTTACCAAAGGCAAGAATACAACTGTTTTACGGTCTGCGCATTGCTTGGCCATTTCGTCTGCTATCTGTTCCAAGTATGGATCTAGCGCCGTCCCGACATCGCTCGCCTTGAAATCGCCCGCTGACATGCTGACATTTGACAAATCCAAGCTAAGCGGAATTGTTAGAGCCTTGATTTTAGATAGATATCCTTCTTGGATAGCTTGGACCAGTGAATATTCATAAGCTAAGCTATCGAAGTAAGAGCCAAGGTTTTTCATATCTCCACGGTCTGGTGTGGCAGTTACTCCTAATACATTCGACTGTTCAAAATAACCAAGCACACGTTGATAACCATCTGAAATAGCGTGATGGGCTTCATCGACTACAATCGTATCAAACCAATCCGGAGGGAATTGACTAAGTCGTTTCTCTCTCTGCATAGTCTGAACAGAAGCGACGACTACTCGATACCAGGAACCGATAGAGGTGTTTTCAGCTTTCTCTAAGGCCGTTCCTAATCCTGTCGCAGTCTTGAGTTTATCGCTTGCCTGTTCTAGCAATTCAGACCTATGAGCAAGGACAAGCACACGCTTGCCCTCTTTCACTTGGTCTTCAATGATTTTAGAAAAGACGATTGTCTTTCCACAACCGGTAGGTAATACTAAGAGCGTGCGCTTGCGACCTTTAGCCCATTCAGCCTGAACAGCTTCCCGTGCTTCCTGTTGATAAGGTCTTAATTGCATCCCTTACCTCCTAGAATTGCCCGCCTTGGTATCCAAC